TTCAAATTCAGATCTTCAAATTTTTTAAAAATATTATTGATAAAATTAACAATACTAACGCCAGCAAATACCATTAGAAATACAAATGCTGCTACCAAAACTAAAATAAATACTAATAACCATGACAAGAAACTCATTTATTTACCTTCCTTTTCGATATTAGAAAGAGACTTTTCCAATCCCTTTTTTAATGAGTCGACCATAAATGGTACAACACCAAAGGCAACAATTTTAACAGTTGTTAATAAGAATTTTTTATTCATTATTTATCTCCATATAATTTATTATATAATTTCTTTGCAAGTACATCCGAAAAAGCAGCGATGATAGTTGCACGAACCCGTTTACTTCTTAAAATTAACAGAATGATTAACGAAATAATCGTCCATAAAATCGAAATAAAAATAAAGATGTTATAAATAATTTCCATTATAATCTCCTTATAAAGCAACTACAGGTGGGAAACCAATCATATATTTTCCTCTTGTGTTGATAATACGAACGCCCCCTAAATAACGCCAACCAAATGCATTATCCATATAGTTCACACTAGGTTGACCAGCATAATCATAATAATCAGCCAACCGAGCATATCCGTAGGTATTGATATCATTGCATAGATTATCTAATACAACTTGGGCATCTTGATGAGTATAGAAGAAAATATCTTTTACTCTACCAGGATTCGCAGGAGAGGCCATGTTAGTAGTTGAGTTTGTTTGATGGTAGGCAGAACTATAATTAGTATACGTTACATTTCCTCGCATCGGATTTACCCAACCACCATTCGTGTTGTTATACCGAGTTCTATCCTCTCCATATGCCATCATATTAACACCCGTTGTAATGGAGTTTACAACCGTATCTTTAATAGCAGGAGCGACAACCTCTTTTCCTAAATATGTAAAGATGGCCTTGACACCATTAGGGCCGAGCAAACCCTTTACCAGTCTGGTAATCAGTCCTGGTTTTACTTCCTCAACGGATGAATTTGCAACAAGTGCTTTTTTAGGTTGTCTCTCTGAAACATTCACAGCACCTAACTCTGTTGTATGAGATTTAGTTGAAGAAACCCCTACTTCTTTAACGTCAATAGAATTATAATCCATTCTATCCTCCTTAAAAAAAAAATGAAAGTTGAAATCTTATTTCCCATCGGAATCGAACCGATACTTCAAAATTACTTGCGTGCTCCCTCTTACACCAAGTACTTTAAGACTTCCTTTTCTATTATATACGATGTAAAATTTTTAGATTTCCATACAGAACATCTTGAGAGATAATTCTCCATTATCTGTTGTAGAAGGAAGCGTATCATAATCTGATATTTTCAATCCCATTCCTTCAATCGAAACATTGTTATCCTTACTTCCAAACCCAAGAATGATATCAGTCACCTCTTGATTGGAAATTGGGTTAATCAGAATTTCCCAAGTAACGCGACCTGTCTTTTCTAAGTAATAAGGATATTTATCAAGATAGAATTTTTTCATTTATATCCTTTCTAGTTCAAAAAAAAAAAAAGAAAGAAGTGTAGATTACTCTACATCTTCTGTCTCTTCTGAAACTCCATTTTCTTCAATTTCTGGTTCTTGTTCTTCATATAAATTTTCATTGTAATCAATCAATTCTGGTTCTTGATGATCATAAGCATCGAATTCAGCGGGCATACCTGCTTGGTAAGCTTTCTTTCCAAGAACAAATACCGTTCCAGCAGCAGCGGCAGCACCTAAGATATACCATTTCTTTTCTTTTACCCAACCCCAAGCTTTTTTCATCTTTGATTCGGGTTCAGAAGAAACAGTAACCTTAGTTCCTGTCAACATCTCCTGGATACGTTCTTGTTCTTCTTGAGATAGATTTTCCAATACGGCAGCAGCCTTATCGAATTCTGTTCCTTCAACAACAACATCCTTGATTTCTTTTGAAACATTTTCTGACATAACAATGTCCTCCTTTAAATTTTTATCGTTTCTATTATGAGCTATGTAAAAAATTTATTTTACATCTCGGAAATATAAGTTAATAACCCAGGCTTTATGTAAGTCTGAGTAACTATATTGAACACTATCTTTAAATCCTTTTTTTACGATTTTAGCATCAGTGTATAATTGATATAGATGTTCCGCTACATCATACATGACATCTAGATCATCTTCAATATGTTTGCTTGAGCTTATAGGACTGACATGAATAATAACCCCATAATACATTTTATTAACGAAAGTTATTTTAGTAGTAAATTTACCGTTTACCCGTATTTCGTTATTTGGTAAAAGAATAATCTCATTTTTCATATAGCGCTACTCCTTACTCCCATTATGAAATATATTTCTCTAATATTTCATTTATACTAGCAATACATTCTTCAATATAATATTTATGGTCTACCGCTAACTGTGAAATATTTCTATTACACCAGATATTAGATTTATGCTCCTCGACCATCCACTCAGCCCATTCTTCAGCAGTCGAAAATTCGCATCCTTCAGAATAATATATAACGGCTGCTTCCGCAACCATATAACGAATAAATATAGCATCATCCATCTTTTTTAAACGTTCTAGGTAGTTCATTTATTCTCCTTTCATATTATGAATAATTGTTACCATATTGTAATAACTTTGTCTTAAATATTCTTTCTTATATCGAAGAATATCTTTAAGTAGCTCATTCGATATAAACCCATCAAATTCCTTGTCTATTAAATCAAGGCAATTTTCAAAGTCAACTTCGGTAGGCGATAAATCATAAAAAATAATCATATGTCTCATTCGAGCAATTATCTTCTTTATAGTTTTATCACTAGTATGAAACAATGTCTTGAATTTGAAGTATGCAAAATAGATACCTCTTAAGTCATCTTCGTAGTATTTAACAAGGTCTGATGTTAATTGCATGTTTAATTGTTGCATATTCGTTAAAAATATAATCTTAAACATTTCAAAATCGACTTCATTTTCTTCAAGATAATTTTCAGACATGATCCCAAATATATAAGAGAACAATAGACCATTGAACCCGCGATCATATTTACTTATTTCATAAATATTATTATATTTTTTAGGCATGATCATTCCTTTCTAAAATGGTATTAAGATATGTTCATATACTAAGTTAATATTATCAATGCATTTTTGAATATATCCATAATAGCAATAGACCATATCTTTAAATAAATGACCTTCGAACTCATCAGAGTCAAAAGCATAATTACACCATTCTTCCCAGCCTTTTGGGTCATCAGGCAGTACTGATTTGAAGAATTGAGTATGTGTCATAATCATAACTGTATAGATTATAAATGTAGCATCATCCATCTTTTTTAAACGTTCTTCCATACGTTTTATTTCTATAATCATGATAGACCTTTCAAAAAAAAAGAAGAGAGCCGTAGCTCTCATGTTTACATTCTTTTAATAAAGTTCTTTGCTGATGATACGAAAATACCATCTTCGGCTTCATAGTCTCGAATGATGATAATCCCAGCAATAGATGCAAGTGCACTCCCAATTGTGGTAATTAAAGCAGCTTTAACCTGTGGTTCGAGTCTTTCTTTCTTTTTTTTCATCATATGTTCATTCGTTCTAAGACGAACTAGATATTTAGAAATAAATTTAATGTCTTCAAGCACAAGATAATACTCTTCGCTACCAATTTCGGTATCTTGCAATCTCTGGTTTAATTCATCGAGTTTAAGACCAAGGGTCTTTTCGATTTCAACAACAGGTTTCTTTTTAAAAAACTTTAACATAAGTTTTACCTCTCTTTCTATATAGAGCGCTGTAAAAAATTAATCAATATATATAGTTAATTCATCATAAAAACTATTAATACGTGTGGTATAACCTAATCTAGAAAAAGTATCAGATAGATTCTTAAAAACTAATTCTTTATCAGTTTTAAAAACAAGCTTATCTTCTTCTGATAGATTGTCATAAATATCCCTATATCTTAGAGTAACTGAAGAACAATCACTTGGTATATTTAATAGCTTATTTTGGGCTAAATAAATAATCGAATTGAAGTCCAATTTCAATGCAATTTTGGCAAAATGTTTTCCCCGCATCTCTTCTAATTCTTCACGTCTTAATGCCCTTTCATTATAAGTTATTTTATTTCCAGATTCTTCAGTTAAATCCACAGATACCTTATCTTCTTTGTATAGGTCATCTTTCTTTTTAAAGAACTTAAATATCTTCGAAACAATCTCTCCAATCCAATCTGCCATATAACTCTCCCTTTCAAAAAAAAAAAGAAAAAGAAAAAGGATTAGTATTCCTTTTTCAATTTAGTCAAGACGTAACGGGTTACTTCTAATCTTTCTATATGCTTAGTTTTATCTGATTGCAAATAGCCTTCTTTTACAAGCTTATCAACATAAGACTCTTCTAGAACAGCATAAGCTGCTAAACAGTGAAAACCAATAAATCTTAAAATTTTACGCATAAATCGTTCCTCCTTTTCTATATAGAGGGTTGTAAATATTTATTCCTTCTGATAAACATCGATTGCCTTCTTCAAATCTTCATAACGCTCTTTAGTATCAAGGTATCGATCATAAAATACTTTAGCAGCATCATCACGAATTTGCCACCTCTTTTTATACATATTTTTTTGCTCAATAAGAATCTTCAATTCTTCCTTGTAATTATGTTCCATTTTATTCATTAATGGTTGATAATATAGGTAATGAAGACCTATAGATACAATAACTGCGACAACTATTCCTCTAGCCAGTATCTTTATTAGTTCAATTAAATATTTTTTCATTTTATATCCTCCAGTCTTCCCTGCTTCATTGCATAAACTTCCATACTGTCTCCGAGTGTAAAAAGGCTGACGTTTTACTATACATTTAAAACCACGTTTTACAACTAATGCATAATATATACTACTAACAGTTTTATTATTAATAATATATAGTCCATACGTATCAATTTTTCGAAATTTTAATGGTATAATATGCCCATAATTATAATATTCATCTGAATAGAGTTTTAATTCTAGTTTTCCTTTGAATATACTCACATATCGTATTCTTAATAAAATTCTAAATAATATTATTTTACAAACGATATTGCAATATAAAATAGATAAAAGATTAGAAAGCTTGAACCAATTATGTTTACGATACTTAAGGGTTTGGTATTTTGCTCTTTTAGCATTATACATAAGATTAACCTTTCAAAAAAAAAAGAAATGAGTATAATTAAATACTCATTTTGAAATACGGATACTTGTCTAATCGACCCCACATAAGGATGACGTTATATCCTTTCTCGATAAGCGCACCTTGAAGTAGATCGATATTGTCTACAATTTGATTAAGCGAAATCGGATCATCATTACTGAAAATACCCTCTAATGGTAATTCCAATACACGATCTTCTGTCTCAATAAATTTATCAGACATTCTATCTTCTACAACACGGATAAGCTGATCAAGATTTGACTTAACTTCATTCCGGCGTTCCATTAAAATAGTAACCATATGTTTTTCCATAACATATACCTCATTTCTTTATTCTATATAGAGGGCTGTAAAAATTTTACCATGCAATATCAATCCTTATAACTTCCCTTCTTTTCTAAGTAAGCTTACTTCATAACCAAAATTTGAAATATGATCGGCTAGAGTATATGGGTCAAAATCTTCTGATAAACCATGACAGGCTTCTTCGATCTGCTTAATATAAATATATACTTTTCTTTTTAGCAAATCAGAACCACTAATAGAAATTAATTTCTTCGCTACATAATCGAATTCTTTAGTAGCAACTTCGGCCGAATATACCCTCGTTTTTGTTCTTAGAACATCCGCTGTTGGAAATACCATAATAACCTCCTAGAAAAATAAATCAATAAGCCAAAGACCAAGTAGGAATTCCCACCAAGTCATATCGTGTTCTTCTTTACGTTTAGACATAGCTATACTCCTTTCAAAAAAAAAAAAAGAAAACCGAAGTTTTCATTGTCGCCCAAATAGGGTTAAAATGAATTCTGCGGCTCCTTTTACCAAACTACTTACTCCGACTGATAGAATAAGCAGGAATAAAATAACTATAAAGTATCCCACTTAAATACCTCCTTTTAGTGTTCTATATAGAGACGTGTAAAAAATTTAAAGAAAAAAAAAGAGGAGATATGTAATCTCCAATATTCCTTATTTTGGGCTAGCAGCAACTTCAATTTCACTGATAGATCCATCTTCATTCATGCGCACAATATGTTTAGTAGCAATACCATTAACTTCGCCTTCCTCGACAACTACTTCTTGTCCAGGTTTTAAGTTAGGATATTTACTAGCTAAACTATCGCTGCATCCTGTAAGAAGAATTACAGAAAAAATAGTAATAGCCAACACAATAATATGTTTAATTGTTTTCATAATATTTACCTCTTTATTATATATTCTTTCTATATAGATTCATGTAAATTTTTGGAAAAAGAAAGAGCACTGTATTAATGCTCTTCAACATCTCGTTCATATATTTCAGTTACGATATCATATAGTTCATCAATCTTATACGACATTTTATAAATAATAAGAAAACTCTTAAAGAATCGTAAGATACCTCGACTATTTTCTAGTTTAGATACCGATTTTCTAATATCATCCATAAGCTTAAAAGCTTTTACATGCTTATTCGTATCAATATGTTCTACTTCTAGTAGAGTATCTCGACATAATCCTAAATAAGTTCTAACTTCTTCAATATAATCATCACTGTCACCAATGCTACTATATGCACATAACATTTCCATATATCTCATATCAACATTGAAATTTTCCATAAGTTTTACCTCTCTTTCTATTATGAGAGATGTAAATATTTAAAAAAAAAAAATGAGCGTTGTAGAGATTAATCTACAAACGCCCTTAAATTAGGATCTTAATTTCTCACCATACCAATCTCCCAATACATCACCCATTGCTAACCAACCAATAACACCGTCATGGTTTATTTTAGCCCAGTGCCAATCACATTGGGTTATTGTATCTAGAACTTCGTATTTTCGATTTATGGTACAAATACCAATAGACTCGCCTACTCTTGTAGGGTCTTTTCGAATATGCATGGCAACATGAGGAATAAAGAACTTCGGATTCCAGTATACGTCTTCGTATTCATTAACCGCTTTCTTTAAACTTTCTAATGCCTTACGCATACCACCAGCACCTGTCCAAGGTCGTGTGACTCCAAAAATGCGAATAAATACAGGCACATTTACATGCCAGGTATAATGAACTAGATCTCGGTCATGAGTCTCTCTATATGTTTGTCTGAGGAATTTTAGTTCTTCAGGGTTATTAACATAACATACTTCGTTCTCATTACCGTTGTAATAATAAACCTTATTTGGGTTCCAACCTTGAAGGTAATCCTCTTTAGGGTCTCCTCCAATAATTTGAAACGTAAAGTGCATTGCCATACAATCACCCCTTACGTCGCGTTTTCCAATTGTTTAATAATCTTATCGAGAGTTGCCTTGATATTATTATCCGAACTCGTTGGTCTCGTAACACCAAAGATACGAATATAAACCGGAGCTACGTTATTCCACGAATAATGGACTAATTTACCACAAGTATCCGCATAAATAGCTCTCAAATATTTAAGCTCTTCAAGATTATGGACAGGTTGGATTTCATTTACAGCACCATTATAAAAAAAGATAGTCCCTTGATCCCAGTTAGGGTCTCCGCTAATCTGAAATGTAAAGTCCATTGTGTCTGAAGTACCTCCTCCATTAGAAACAGAACCGATACCAGCCCCACCTCCGCCTCCTCCGTTACCATCGGAATATGGTGGATAGATGAAGCCAATAATGGTTTCTGCGCCGCCGCCTAAATTTCTTGTACGATATCGAGCAGGGCCTCCTACGTAGATATTTCCTCCATCGACATTTTGTTCAACAGTTTGGAAATTTCCATTACCATCTGGCTCGGAAACAACTACACCAGTATGACCATATTGATGATACGAGACTCTCATACAAAATATAGCGCCGACACTTGGTGTAGTTGGCCCTGTAGTATGCCAGCCATTAGCTCTCCCTGCATTAAGCATGTCGATACCATTACCATACATAGATCTTCCAAAGAATTTCTTAGCTATCATATTGGGTAGGTCAACGCATTGCATACCGTATGCGCCATCAGCATCAACACCAGTACCTTGATCGGCTAAAGATCGAACCCAACTAACAACTTCCGCTCTAGTCGCCATTCTTTACCTCATCGATATGGTCATATAGCTTACCTTCTTTATCGGACATAATAACATGGGCGCATAACCGTTCGTCTAATTCCTTCACATAGGTATTCCCATTCAAGGCCATATAACTTTTTATAATCTCTCGAGTCATCATATACTTTTCAGCATAAGTAAACTCCGTTGAATTATAAATAGATAAATATTCAGAACGAAGCATAGAACGCTTAATAGAGTTCAGTCTTTCAGTTTGTTCATCCTCAAACTCTTTTCTACGTTGTTGTTCTTTACTTTTTTCTTTTTTAGACCTATCAATATATAGGTTCAAGTTAGCCGTAAGCGAACTTAATATTGTAACTGTTAAAAGAGAGAGGCCAGTAATGACCCTCTCATCTAACAAAATTTTATGAAAATCAATATCATATATCGTCATATTAACCCATTTCTAATTACCCTTTTGGTTTCGTATACTCCATCGCTTGTTTAGAGTCAGATACCCCTTTCGTTGTAGGGTCTACAACGACCCCTAATGTAACTAAAATCATGATCAAGATATCTAAGATCTCTTTCACATCAGAGGGGAGTGGTACTCCTAATTTTTGAAGAAGAAGGATTACCAAAGACCCCAGGGCAGCAAGCGTATATTTGTTTTGTAAACGTAGTTTAAAATTAATCATATTTAACCTTCTTTAGTAGATTTTTTAGTTTCTTTTTCTTTGAGTTTTTTCATGATTTCGTCTTCAATACGATAACGTTCAACTAGAAGCTCACGTTCCGCTTGACGCACTTCATCAAGATGGGTAATACATAGTTCTTGATTATGGAATGTAGACGTTTCATTTGAAATACCATTTGTATCAATGCTGACATTCACAGTTTTAATGAGAACGTTTTCACCATTTTCTTCAACATAGATATCGCCAATAAGGTAACGTGATTCTGAAATTTGCAACATATTATTTTCTCCTTGAATATTAACTTGGGTTAGGATCTGTAGTGACATAAGTTGCCGTACCTAACCATACGGCAGTCCCTGTATACGAATTAGTCAAAGCCACAACACCATCGGCATTTAAATGCATTACACCAGTGCCGACAATATTTTGGCTAACATTACCATGTAGAATTAATGAAATCGGTTGGACAGGCCTATATCCTTCTGGAATTGTCTCTACCATCCTAGCGTTTTCATATTTCTGATTGATAGTAATAATACGTCTTTCTAGAGATAAAGTTACGGTATCTCCAACACGAGCTAGAGTTCCAGCCATACCATAAGGTAACGGGATTGTTGTCTTATATAAGACTTTCTCGGGCGTTTTAGGTTTTAAAGATTCTAAATCAGATACTAATGCAATTTTCTTCCAAGGCTTCCATTGGCCACCTTGTTTTACACGGAAATAATTAACCAATCCGTTAAAATCAACAGCTTCTTGTAGAACATGTTGGTCATTATGCCTAGTAACCCGAACATAAATCCATTGATGTATTCTTTCTTCGGCAGGAGGAGAATTAGACATTCTAAACCCCATGTAAAAACCTGTAGTTATATAATTATTCCAATCCCCCCCTGCGGATAAGGCATTCCCGTTATGTTCTGTTAGTTGATTTTGTTGGATTGGTCGATTATTAGCATAAATATCCCCACCAACATCAAGCGCACCTTGCTCCCGAATTTTAAGAATACCCATCCCTTGCTGATCATTGGTATATGATACAGTACGTGTCGCCACCTCAACTTTGAAAGTAACAGTGGAGAGAAGGTCTTCTAAAAATCCATATATTGTATAGGATCGACCCGCATCGTATTTTTTACCTAACTTCGCATCTGAATTAATTAAAGATGAAACGGTCGTAAAGGTTCCATCAGCAGGCCCATTATCATCAACTGGGATATTGGAACCATAAGGCGCTACTTTGAACTTCAATTTCATGACATTCTTTTGAACACCATTTACAGTTAGTGGTGCGATTTTTACATTTCGTGTGATCTGAATTTCATCTTGATTGGTACCTGCCCGTCTAGCCTCAAAGCTAATCTGAGGGAGGTAATAGTCTAAAACGGTAATCGGTAGATCCTTAGCCTCACTAACCCGTCCCCTACTATCTGTTACAGTAGCTCTTACAATAGCCTGTCCTGAGAAATCAAGGCTACCAAAAGAACCGCCTTCTTCGTCAATAGTTATTTGTTTATTAACAATTTCAGCATGGTAACTCGAAATAGTAGAGCTGTAATTACCTTGGGCATTAACGAAATTAACAGAAATTGAAGATAGTATTCTTACAAAGTTGTTTCCTGTTACAATTTTAGATAATGATGTATTACCTTCTTTAAGAGTAATAGAACCCAAAGTAGGTTTTATATTATCAGGAACTGTAAGTTCTACTCGCTTCAAATCTCGTCCAATCTCGACACCATTCTTATATGTTATATAGGTAATTGTGCCGAAACCAGAAGTTGCGTTTGGAGTCTCATTACATAGTATCATATCTGGAATCCAGGATATACTCGTATCAACGTTATCCCCTGCAATTTTCTTATCATAACTACCATATGTGACCCATATTGCATGTTTGTAACTAGGATCGGATCTAGTAATATTTATAGCAATTGGTTTACCAATAACGCCTTTAATATCAGTCCCTGTACTAGCTTTATTAACATTGATGTCCGCTAGTTTTAAGTTTTCAGTAGCAGTGGCGGATACATATAAATTACTAACATTAACATCAAGCTTAGCGGTAATAGAAATAGACTTTCGACCATCGGGATCGTGATTAATCTTATGGTCTTTAGCATATAGTAGCTGTGTTTGGTTGGTATTAATATTAATATCAACATCGACATTCTCTATAATGCCACCGATATTAAGATGCAATGTTCTCCTAAAAGGCCCATAAATAGCACCGTATGGATTTGATATTAATTTTACTTGGACATTAACAATAGAGAAATTACCTTGTTGGTTCGGTTGGTTCCATCCTGAAATAACTTCTAACTGTATATTATGGCCGTATTGTCCTGAAAAAATAGATCTTGCCAAGTATTATCACCCCCCTACATACATTGTCAGGTTTCTATCGGGATTAGTTGGGTCTTGAATAGTTATATACCGACCTATTCTAAGACTCTTAACAAATACCCCATTATCAATCTGCAAAACACCTTGTGAAATAGACGCAACTTCCTTACCACTAGATATAAATGAGATTCGGTCAGTGGAGATCATAACATTAGATGAACCGTCTTTCCGACCTATAATAAGACCTTCTTCAGATTGACTCATATAGGTATCAACGAAATCCGTAACGGTCCTAAGATCGCCAACCTTTTTCTGTAGGTCAATGATGCGTTCGCTAGCTCTCGTTAAAGACTCTTCTGCATATGCCCTACTTCTAGATTCAAGAGCTGAGAGATTTTTAACTTCTTGTATCCATTTATCAACAACATCGATAGCAGCTTTGGCTTCAAGTTCGGCTTTTAATAAACTATTTCTTTCGGATAATTTGTCTAATTGATCCTGAGTTAATCTATTATCAGCTTTTGAACTGATGTCTTCTCTGATGTCTTCTGGAGCTTCGGTAAAGGGAGTTATGAGAGTCCCCTCTTCAACCTTTGGAAAAGCAATCCATACTGTACATTTTGTAAATAAGTGGAAAACGAGATCATTGGAAGCTTTATTTGGTTTATTTTCACAAAGAATTACTTCATAGAAGTTCCATTCTCTTCCTACAGGCTTAGACATTACAGTATTTCGATAACCTACTCTTGCGGAGAAATTAGCCTTATCTACATCCGCCTTAGCCCAAAAACTAATCCTCAACTCTTTATTCGATAAATCATATTCTGTACCTTGGAAATCGTCACCACTTAAACGAAAGCTTATTTTTTGGTTACTATACTTACCATTAAATGTTGATACGATTTTTAAGGTGTTTTGATTTCTAAATTTCGTAGAAGCATCAATACTTACTTCTAATTGCCCTTGAGTTTGAGCTGTACTATCATCTAGAAAATAATTCGAATATCTTGACTTTAAAGGTCTTTTAAATAAAGAATTAAGAAAAAGGTTACGTCCCCCTACTTTAACCGTACCTACCATATCGACCCACTTATACCTTGTTGGATCCGTAGAGTCCGCCTGAGTGTAGTCCGTGTAAGTCCCTAAGTACCTCTTGTTCCCATTGTTGGTGACACTGAACTCTGTACGACCATCCGCTGAGTTGGAGTAGGCAAAGTGAACAAACGGTGTTCTCCCGTCGGTACCGGCACGCCCAGGGATACCATTGGCACCATCAGAGCCTTTAAAGAGAGACCAATGATATTTTGACATATCATTAGATGCCGCAGCATTTTCGTCAACATATATACCAATATGAGAACGATCCAGACTGGAAGTTGTGCTGTAATCAGAAACTAATTCAGCGACCTTAACAATACCATTAGCAGGATCTCCTCTACCCATTAACAGATTATTAGCGGTATATCGACCTGCTGGAAATTCCTTGTAATGCCATTGGGAATCTTTACCATAACGAATCATAGATTTTGTAGTTAATACAAATTCTTGTCCTTCATTACAAAGATGACGAATATTAGCATAAGCGAAATGAGGGTATTTAGTCAACCCATCATTTACATCGACAATAGTTAATTGTCCAGTAGATAATACTACCATACACCCTCCTTTCTATTCTTTCGATAAAATATTAACTGAAAAAGTAGCACGATTATCGACATCAATATGTGTAACACTAATTGATTTGGTTTTAGCCTCAGGTCTTCTACCCCATTCTTCATCAACTACTCCCGTTGATAATGTCTTAGTCCAAGAATACCCAAAGCCCAAACCTTTCTTATCAATTTCAGTATCATCTCTAAATAATTTAGCTGTAAGAACTGTCTCAATAACACCATTCTTAAATACACTACCATTACTAGACTCCACTACAGTTAATATAGGGGAGATGCCGTCATTAACCGTTGAAAAAGTTATGTCTTGTGTTTCAACAATGATACCTTTATACCAAGCTTGAACTGTAACGACTGCTGTTCCGTTTGTTCCAATATTATTTCTAGATATTGTAAACCGAGAACCACTTCCTGAAATATTCCCATCAATATAGAAAACAAATTCAGGATCATCGACCTCAGAAGTTCCTTTATATAAAGCCGGGATCAAGTCGCATCGATCATCGACCTCTCTAAATAGAACGGGGCCTGTAGTTTTTACATTCATTTTGAAAGGTTGTGCTTCGGCAATCATCCTATTCATCGCTGCTTCTAAACTAGAGTTACTAGAAGGACGAGTAGCAATGACATTTGATAATATAACTTTAGTTTTACTTAAATCAGTAGAACAACGAACCAACTCGATGACTCGAGCTCGAATAAGCAATCCTCCTGCGAAGTTCTCATCGGTTAAGAATATAATATCACCAATCTTTATATCATAACGATACAATACCATTGCTGAATTTAACTCAATTTCCCATGTTGTGATAGGATACATATAGGTTTTTAGCATCCGTACCCCATAAGCCCAAGCTTCTTCAGGTGTAGTTAATTCGGTTTTAATATCTCGAACAATCCAATCATCACAGTTATCCCTTTTGTTTACAGAAGGGTATAGCTTAGCGGAGATAGGCGCATATAAAGTATGAGCATTTCGAGTACAATAGATTTCAACTTTACCATCGGGCCCTTTAATAGACTTTGCTTTAGGTTGCTTTATATAGTTACCATCTTTATTCCGCATACGAATGGCAGAGAAAAGTTTACTCTTATCCTCTTTCTTAGAAACAGACACAACATCTCGTCCCATCTGTAATCGTATATCCGTTCTTATCTTACCTAATCCAGGTTCTCTATCATCAGAGATTAGACGAGGCTTATAAACATTAATAACATATTTATCTATCTGTCCACCCGGGGTTAGTTTTGTAATAATATCCAACTCGCCATCAAACTGCGAAACTAATTTAATAATTCTTGCCAAACAGGTATCTTCATCTGACTCGAATTTTAATTTTAGTTTTTTATCTTTTATTTGACAAACACCAACTTCAATTTTACTATACCGAAAAAGACCCATTATATCTACATATTCGAAAAATGAATGGGCTTCTTTTGCTTCATAAGCATTTATTTTTTCATTAAGCAACTCTAAGTTACTAGTAGCACATTCAAATTCTATAGTATAATCTGTTTCTTTTCTAGTTAGAATAGTAAATACATAATCCGTATCATCTTCAAAAAACGATATATGGGCATCGGCTGTTAGATTATTAACTCGGGGGTTTAATATACCATTGTTATATTTATCTACAGTAAAATTAAAGGTTGCAGATCCTTTTCCGCAATACTGATGAAATTCTTCGTTATAATACTTAATAGATCCAGGTACGTCATTATTAATATGGTCAATTACATTCATAACATTGTCATGAACGGTTAATTGCCATGAATCTTTTAAAGACATGTCGAACTCCTTTCACTATTATAACCAAGACTCATTCCATTCAACTGTAACATCAGGAGGACTAGTTATGAAGTCCGAAGAATGAATTTCTAAATTAGATACCCCAGGAGGAACTGAGAAGTATCTCGAATTCTTTATCAAATCCCCTTCGGCAGAAACACCTACTTTAGAAGCTTCAGGACTCGCCACAAATGAGATTTTACCTTCATATAGATCCACTACAACTTCACTACCCTGAACATACTTATTCGGGATAAGATCATATCGTTCCATATTTGTTTTAGAAAAACGTATAGATTGAAGAACTAATGTATCTAAATATTTAACATCAGCTCGTTCGCCTCTAAAACGACCTGCCCATATCCAAATTTTAGCGCATTCTAAATGTTCTTTTGCACCATCTACTACCGATTTCGGAACACCATTATATGAAAATGTGAATTTTGGCCCTTCTTTAATAACAAAAGCATCCCCTTTGTGATAATTAAAAGCAATGTTGGGTCTGTTCTGACCAGGCTCATTATTATTTGAACCAAACGTATTTTCTTCACGCCTATCATGATTGTGTAAATCATAGGTCGTAAAGGTCTGAACCGTAAGGTCTGTAGAAGTATCGTATTTCTCAATATTATAACCGCAGATAAATTTATTATCTTTAGTCATAAATAGAATCCCTAAGGAACCTGTTTGTCCGAATTTAGAAGCCCATAACTTGATATTAAAGTCACACCTAAAATCTTTACTTCCAAGTTTATTAGTCTTGTCTGCTGGTAACTCATATTCATAAATACAAGTACCCCAGTCCTGACCGATACCCTTATGACCTGTTCCTAGCCAATGGAATCCTGGAGCAGGATATCCTTGACCACCAATACCTTTTGCCAACCAGCCCATCGTCATTTCAGGAGATATTTCGGCATATCTTGCAAACGGTAATGGAGATACTGTACTATATAGATTAGATACGTTCCTAAATCTAGACCATTTATCCCGATCATTCGGACGTATATCAAGCAAGGTCTCTGACTGATTGAATTGGCCTGAACTAACAATAGAACCAGAAACATTACTGGTGTTTGTACCAATTTCCATTAACCCATTCTTATTAACAATCCCAATCCAACCATTATCTGAATTATTCCTAATTCGAATTTTTGGATATGCAGGAGCACTTCCTTCGTTATTTATAGTCATTTTGACTACTTTATCGGAAATAGTCATCGAACCGATTGCTTGGTTTGTCGTGTTTCTATCTAATACTTTTGTTACTTCCGAATGAATCAAACCATCAGGAACAATAAAATTAATCGTAACGACAACTTCATTCTTATCGATATTTTCTGAGAAATCAGGTTCCCCGGAAGTTAAAGCAAGAAAATATTTGTTATCATAATCATCAAATAGCAATTTTTTAGGCCCATTTGGACAATCTAAAGCAATGGCTAACTTATTCCTAAGAATTAAGAATTCTATTGGAGAACCGTATTTAACCCCTTTAATAGAAATAGGGTATGAACCTCTTTTACTAGATAACCATGACTTACCAAAACGACCAGTGCCCGCCGAGAACGTATGTTCTTGACCAGCTCCTGGATTACGTTTAATCTCAATTATGCCATCGAATAACTTACCGATATCGACAGCATCGCTTCCATCTCCAAAAATTATGGAGAAATAAGTTTCATCTCTCATGTTATATTCGGTAACACTCCATCTAACATATTTATTTTATCCGCATAGACTCTTTGTGCTTCTGACATACCAGGAGCAAGAGCCCTATTAACCATATCTTTATCCATGTAAACGGGACTAAAGCGATCCTTAGCCAATAGGTCATTTCCAACTGAAGTATATTCGGCCAACGTATCTAACTTATTATTAAGGTTATCGAGTTTCTTCGCGATTACATCGGATTTATATTGGTTATTTCTTCCAATACTAGTATTTGGATTAAGACTAGAATAATCGATGTTATTCCCTTCAAGATTCAATAATCCCGCACCATTCCACAAATATCCATTGATTTTTGATGTATCTAATACTGGCGTTATAGTTGGATTTAAATCTATATTATCATCAAGATATGCGGTTAAAGTATCCATTGCTTTATGAACAAAAGAATGTACTCTATTCATATTTCTATCGATACTATCTAAAGAAGCTACAGATCCGAGACCTGATGCAAATTCTTTCACAATTGCAATACCTGATGTTTTGACTTTATTCCAACCTAAACCTGAGAATACACCAACCTTTGCAGGTGAGTGAGGTTGATGAGCTCGAACATGATTGTTAATCGCGTTCATAGCCGAACTAATAGCGGACATACCAACGGAACTAACAAGACCGCTAGCAAAAGCAAGTGTGATAGCTTCCCCTGAAGCAGCCGCTCCTGAGGTATCGCCCATTCCCGATTTTGCAGTTGCATTAACTTGTAAAGCTGAATTACGAACTTTTCCTTTGTTTACCTCAGAACCTAATGTTGAAGCGTATATACCCATAGAGTTATTCGCGATCGCCGTAGGGTCAAACGCCAAACCGTTATTACTTACATCTGCAACATCTTTAGCAGCTTGTTCGGATTTACCTTTATTAGCTTCAATAGTTGCAGTATAGTTTGACATTCCGGTAACAGCACCAGCAATAGCGGTTCCAAAATTAGACAAGTTATTATTGATGGTAGCGCTAGTATTAGCTGTTTTAGCATCAAGATTACCAGTTAGGCGATCCATACCTTCACCAATCTTACCATTAGCGTCATCAACAGCGCCCGCTGCTTTATCGCCCATACCTTCAATTGGTTTAAGGAATTTATCCATATTAGCTTGGGATATACCTTCGAAATCACCTGAAGCTAATTTATCGAGCATCTCTTGATTAATTTCACCAGTTTCAACACCAACAAGTGCTTTTGTGATATCAAGTTGCCCACCAAAGTGTTCATTAAGTTTAGCGAAGGCACTACTAATTAAATCAGTATTAAACCCTGCGCCACCTCCAGTAAGACCTTCTTCAATGGTTTTCTTAATATCTTGGGAATTCTCTAGAGCTTTCGGCTTCGCAGTTAGGATACCATTAGCATAATCAAACCCTGCAGCTTCGGCAATACTCTTGACTTGTGTCTCTGACATTCCCAATTCAACCATCTTAGCAAGCAATCGACCTGCTTCTTTGGCAGAAATTGAACCATTTTGAAGTCCTTTAATGAATTCTTGAGGGCCTTGGATACCTAGTTGAGAACAATAGATTCGGAAGACATCTAAACCATCTTTACCTGATGCAGCAAAGCGTCTAGCAGCTTCGGCTTCTTTTGGTCCTAAAGCGTCCATAGTAGCAATGGCTTTATTGATCCCATCTTCAGTAGCAATAGATGGATAATCTTTAAATTCATCTAGTCCGGAACGCATGGCCTTGTTAAGACCCTTAAAGGCAGCATCTACTTGTGGCGCTAGTTCTTTTACTTTATCCCCGATAATAGGTAAGTTCTCCATAGCACCAAGCATAGACTTAACAAGAATTCGGAATCCCTCAACAACTACTTCATTCAATGCTTCAAGCATATCAATAAATGCTGTCACTAGAATATTTTTATTATTTCTAATCCATTGAGCTACTTGTGTCAACCCTTGTAGGAGGGCATCACATAGTTTGGTAATCCATCCAGGTAATGCTTCTGCTATTTGAATAATAGCTTCACCTAACACTGTAATGAGGGCTTCAGCTATATTACCAGCAGCATTAAGAATACCCTGTACTAGACCTAAAATAAGTCTACCACCAATATCGACGATGGTATCCATATTTTCACTAATACCTTGAAGGAATCCTTTAACAGCTCCAGTTGCAACAGAAGCCATAACTCTAGCAATATCATTACCACCTTTAGCCATTTCCTTAAAGAAAGCAGCAACTCTGGCTCCACCTTCAGCACCTAACTGGGTTGTAGCATTAATCAAATCAGTAATAGCTCTTATCAGATTACCAAAGGCATTAACGACACCAGCAATGGCATCGTTGGCTATTTTTACACCATACGATAAGGCTAAGAAGCCCGCAGCAATAGCCGCAATACCATAAATAACCATAGGGGCTGCAGCAAGTTTTCCTAATAATGTCAAGGCGAGCATTACACCTACCATACTAAGAACTTGTGCTAGAATATGGTCAACAGGTATGGACGTTAGTATCTTCATACCAATAGCGGAAGCAACGAGTGAAGCAGCAGCCACACCGAGACCTAAGAATCCTTTTTCATCAATACGGCTAGCCCACATTGATAGACCAACGAACCCTGCCATTATTGCACCTAGAATCACAACAGATGCGGCTACTTTTCCAAGATCGGAATTCATCTTACTTAAGATCAGCAGACCTGTCGAGGCGACTACAAGCTCTAAAGCAATGAGACCCAAACGTTTTATACCGTTTTCCATATCATCGCCAGCTCTTGCATTATAACCCATCATGGCAGCCATAACACCAAATGCGCCCATAATAACCCCAATGCTTAGGATCGCATTAGAGAATACATCTGGATTAGGTATTTCGGATACAGTATGTGCAAGTTCTGACATCATTTTGAATAAAACAGCCAAACCTGCGAACATAACGAAAGCATTCTTAGAGAACGATTGGGTATTATTCCCTAATTTACTAAAGGCGAACACCATAAGCGAAACTACAGCTAGAATCGATGTTACAGCAAATCCACCCTTCTTAAGGACTTCAACATCCAAATCTCCTAAGGTTCGTATACTTTCAGCAATCTTCTTAACTGCACTAGCCATAGCCGTAAAGGTAAATACGGACGCTAATTTAGTACCATTCAATTTAGAAGCTGCAATCGTAAGAGCGGTAAGACCAGTAAAGATAATACCAACACCAAGAATCCCCTGCATCATTGTTCCGAAATTCATTTTACCTAATTCGTCCAATGCAGGAACAATCTTTCTGATGGCATGTGCTATTCCGACAAATGTCAATAAGCTAACTGAAATCTTCTGAACACCCCGAACGGTATTACCTTGTAATCTATTCATGATACCCATTGATGTGAATATTGCCGCTAGCAATAATCCAACACCAACGATACCTTGTATAGCTTGTCTAGTATCCATCTTACCTAGCATGGCAACAGAACTACTTAATAATAATATAGAACCAGATAGACCAACCATACCATACATAGCCTGTTGCATATTCCGGACTTTGGCTGGATTAAAGCTCTTAGTAGTCTTAGACAAAGTTAAATAGAATATCTCAAATACAGCTAAAGTGGCTGCTAATCCGCCAATACCTATTAATAGTTTATCACCAGGAATAGTCGAAAGAAGCCATAGGGAAGCGGCTAAGGTACCAATACCTAATGCTAGAGCTTTGATATTTTCAAATCTTGTCTTGGACTTGAAGAAAGTACTGATTGAGGTAAACATCATAGATAATGAACCAAAGACATTCTTTGGACCATTCGTCAATGTTTTGAAGAAATCACCAAATACATCCTTCATTCCAATTACTCTTTTACGAGTATTCCATAAAACAAGAATAGATGCGGCTAACGTAAATACACGACCTAGAGCCGCTGAGTCTTCTTTAGCGAATGGCTCTAATGCACCCCTAAACATTTCACTGAGCAACTTAGCCATATCACCAATAGTTGACATGATACCAGTTGTCTTATTATGTAATCGATCAACACTTTCAGATAAATTGTCCATTCCTGCTTCGGCCGTATGCATATTATTCGCACCGAAGTCATTAGGGGATAATTCATCAGCGGATACTTTAGATACAGAGAACAACTCTTTAAATACTTTCCAGAAGTCTTTAAACAAATCAGTTAGTTTCTTTATAGTTTTACCCATAAATCCACCAACTTTTTCAAAGGCTTCCCCGAAATTCTTGAATGAGAAATCGGCTTGTTTAAAATTGGAAGCGAACTCAGAAAAGAATGTTTTAAGAGCAGTCCAAATAGAACTTAATGATCTTTGAACATCCTCAGGTAGACTACCAAAGAATTGTTTAAATCTAGGGCCGAAAGTACTAGATACCCAATCAATTATAGATTGGAATATATTCTTAACTCGTCCAAATATATTTGAAAGAGCAGGGGCGTTTGCAGTATCAACGATACCCTTCCAAAAGGCTTGGAACCATCCGCCAAATGTCTTAAGAGTCGTCTTATAGTTAGTAAAATCAACTTTAGATTGATGTAATCTATTAGCGACATTTGATACCATCTCAGCTACGACGTTTTTAACATCAGCCAAAGATTGATATACAAATTTAACAGGAGCTAAAGAAGCTTGCCACTTACCAAAAGCATCAATTGATTTTACGATTCCTGGTACGATACCGTCCGCAAAATTTAATTTAAGAGAATCTTTTATATTTCCTATACTAGAAGATAGACCTGAGAAATTAAATTTACCAATACTAAAATTATTAAATTTGGATTGCAACCATTCGATCGCTTTACCTAGTGAATCCACAATAGGTTTTAAGAAAGAGAAAGAAATCTTTATCTTATCTAATTTTAAGGCATAAGCATCTAGAGATGGCCAATGTTTACGAACAATATCACCAAAGAACTTGAAAGAAAATGTGGTGTTTTCTAACCATTTTGAAAAACCAGCGCTTCCTTTTATCAAAGTTTCAAAAGGATTGGTCGCAAATAAAAGAAGACCACCAAAAATGGATTTGAAATCAGGAAGATTAAACTTAAGCCCACTAAATATATTAATAAGCCCTTTAGGAATCAATGATCCCCAATTAAGATTTGAACCAAATTCTTTCCATGATTTAATTTGTCCATTAAGGACTTTATCCATATTAGCATTGAATTGGACCCAGAATGTTTTATAGTTTGAAGCGATATGACTAGAGAAACTAGTCCAATCGGTTGAGATCTTAACTAAGTTTCTACGTAGTCTATCTCCAAAACGACCTGCTAGAGACGACATATTATACGTAGCATCATTAAAATGAGAGAATCCTACAAGTAATTCACCAAGCTGTTTTCCAAAGAATGGGAAACGTTTAAATGCATTACCAACAAAGAATAACCACTCATTAAATCCTCTGCTATTATCCGAAAGAGCACTGGATAGAGACTCAAATGGATGAGTGAATTTATGGAATACTTCTCTAAAGCTTCTCTTGAACTCGCCAATTGCAGGCGTTGATAACTTAATAACATCCCATAGCTTTTTAAGCCAGTCAATCGCTTTACCTACTCCATCAGGAATACTTTCGAATACATCACCCCAATAAGTAGTAAATTTAGAAATACCTTCGTGAATATTATCCCAGAATCCATGTACGGCATTGGATAATGAATTAAATACGCCACCTAATTTCTCGAAATTGATAAACTTACTAAATACAACTTCTATAGTTCGTATTACAGAAGTAAAGGCACTAGCAAGCAGACCAACTAACATTACTATATTTTTAAATAGATGATCGGGAATTAATAATTCGACTAATTTAAGTTTAGCTCCTAATTCAGCAAAAATCCATTTTATCGAAGTAAATAAAGCTTCAAATATTCTCCTGAATGCTTCAGACTCAGAAGCGCCAATTTTAAACTTATTACTTAAAGTTTGAATAAGACTAACTAGCTTTTCTCCTAGCCTTACTGAGGTATCATCACCAAATACATTTTTAAATGCATCGCCAAGAGGTTTAAATACCAATCCAATTGAATTAAAAGAGGTTTCCATTAATTCAAGGATTTTAGCACGTCCACCTAAGTCAACAAATGTCTTGGCAAATTCAGTAGCTTTTTCTCCTGTCTTTGACAGAACATCAGAAGCAATATTACCCCATTTTGTCCAGAAAGCAGTGACTTCTTCGCTACCTGCTGTACCAATTAAAGTTTCCCAGAAACGTGCCCATGAGCTTGTAACCTGATCAGATACGGCATCAGCTACTTCCCCAAAAGTATGGAATTCTGCGGCCATCTTTGATAAAGTTTCATCATTAGCCAGTGTTTCCAATGACTTAATCAGAACTTCATTAGTAAGCCAACCATCTGAAAGTGAGTTACGGAAACCTTCTGACATATCGACATTAATACCCATCGCTTCAGCCGTCTGAACAAGAATATCTTTAAACTTTTGGGTTGCCAAACCGGCATTTTCAACTGATACCCAGTTCTGAGTATTCATTTTACCCATTTGTAGAGCTTGTTGTACACCGAACTGTAATGAACGGTTAAATCCATCGGTGGTTGCTCCAGCAGAAGCAGCCAAGTTACCCCAACCTTTCAAGGCCGTTGTTGACTCTTTAAGACCCACACCAGCATTTACAAATTGGGAAAGGGAATTGTGCATTTGTTTAACTGAGTATTTTGTCGTTTCGGCATATTTTTGCAATTCATCCAAAGACGATGTAATGTTAGGCATCTCAGCCCTACCTAACGCTGCGACCAACATATTTACAGAGTTAATCTTATCTTCGAACTGTCCAAAGCCTTGCTTTAAAGGAGCAATGGTATTCAAGATTGATCTACCTAAATTTGTAGTTATAGATAGACCTGTTTGTATTGCTGAAGCTGCGATATTACCTAAAGCAACCGAAGCAACAGATTGTAAGAATCCGAAATGTTTACCTGTGTTTTGAACCGAAGCATTCATACCTTCAAAAGATTGAGATACTTCTCGAGTATTTCCAGATAAAGGGGATATGAATTTAATTATTCCAGATGCTAGATTTCCAATCGTGCTAGCTGTTTTACCAACACTTGCTCCAATCTTATCAAACATACCAAAGAATATATTTCCGATTTTTGGAGCATCTGACATTAGCTCAGATATTGCTTTAGAGAAAGACTTTACAGACTTCTCAGCATTTGAATACTTATTATCATTACCGGATTTAGAGAGCGCATCGTCTAATTTGTTTAAAGAACTTAAAGATTCCGTTAAACCCTTTTTGAACTGCTCATTATCAATGCCGATTTTAATAAGTCTCTCTTCAATGATTTGTCTACTCAATTAAATGTTTCACCTCCTTTGCTACTTGATCTGCTATTTTATCAACAATAGGTGATACAAAATCGTTAGCAGGGACATAACCGCCCGTACCAGTACCGTGTCCATTTACGATAAGAACGACTAAAGGAGTACCATCAGATATTTTCTTGGAATTAGAATAGTATAAACTTAAACCATTTTGATTTTTTTCGACATCCATGTTCCATGATGCCGCTGTAGTACCCGTTTTCTTAGGAGTAGCAGCTATCAACTTAGATAATCCATTCCCTCCTGCTGTTCTTAACGTCCCCTCTATTGAAGATAAGTCATTAGCTTTATCCATATATTTTTTCATATTTGATTTTTTAGTTACGGAAGTTACCTTTATTCGCATTTAAGGCCGCCTCCTTTTTTCTTTTAATCTCTGCTAAACGTTGATTATTGATTCGTTCGTATTCATCCAAAGTTTGACTTTCAGTCATTTTCTTCTTAGGAGAATTCAACTCACCTATAACGTTTAATAAAGTTAGCAATCTATGTATGTTCCATGTATCACATTCAAATGGAATACGAGCATTAGCCATATAAGCATAAATTACTTCAGAAGTTAATACCATACTTGATGATCCACCATCTCTCTTTGTGATACGAGTTGCAGTAGGGGTATCGTTTAAGTATTCTGATAGCTCTAAAACTACATTATCATCTAAATCGGAATATCCAATATCCTCCTCACACATTAGGATGAAATAATCCAATAATTCAGCAGTGGTCTTTTCTTCTCGAGTTAGAAAAGGCTTGCGGTATATTGACTCCCATATTGATATTGTTTTTAGGCTATGTTCAAAATGTAATTCTTTACCTGGCTTAGTAAAAAACGTATTGTTATTTTCATTGAAATATTCCATATCAGGAATTTTAATGGTAAGCATAAATCCTCCATATGAAATAAAATAAAATGAGGGGCGTAAAAATATACGCCACCCCACTTAACTAGATCATTTTTTCTTTAATTTAGAAACTTTCTCAGGAACAGTACCTTGATTAGGGTTTCCTGCAAGTCCATAGAAGAACTTCTCAGTTTCTTTACCATTACCAGTCGCCGTATCGGCAATAAGTTGAACAAATAGTTCAGAATATGCTTCCGAATTAACGAAATCTTCTTGTTCTTTTTTATCCTTACGGAACACACGACCATTATCCTCTTCAAGACGTTTGCCATATGCCATCTTAAGCATAGATTCAAGGAAGTCAAAGATTTCGTCGACATCTTGACGAGACATCATCTGCTTAACATATTCTTCCCAATCCATTTTAGCACGACCGATAATACGGATAATTTCATCTTTACGTAAGTGAAACCACATAGTCTCTTCGACTTCTTTACCGGTATTCAAATCATTATAGATTACTGTTTTTGAAATCATTTCTAAAATACTCCTTTTTTAAATCATTTTGAAATTTTAGCCTGCAGTTAGACCAAGAATAGTGAAGACTTCTTCTGGTTTAGGCAGCGCTGCTTCAGTTGATGCGGTACCATACAGTTTGTCTTCCAAAGCTTTCAATTTAGCTTTTTCAACAAGTGTACTATTAATTTCAATATGGGCAGTTGGCTTCATACCAGCAATAGCAGTAGGAACAGTGTCAAAGTCCCATGAGAACTCGATAGCATCTGGTGACTCATTGATAGTGTTATATTCCTTACTTGAAACACCTGCAGATGCAGAGTATACCAAATGTAGAATATAGCCATATTCAAGACCTTCTGTATCATTACCGAGACCGGTACGATATGACAAACCAAATTCAGAACGATTTTGTCCTGATACAGTTACACCAGCAAGAACTTTCTTAGTTCCGCCAGCACCAGATGATGGGCTATGTTTACCTTGACATGCATTCCATTCTTGTGGATAAGTATAAGCAGAGATTTGGCCTTTGAAACGTTCGTCTGAACGCATGTTAGCATATTTCTTGTTATTAGCATATTTTGCTGTAGATTCAGCACCTTCTGGTGATTCTGAAATCTTAGTCAAACCATCCCATGCGACACCTTTATCATAGCTGCCATCTTTTTTCTTAAGGTATAGGACACCTTTTTCAACACCATTTTCATAAATACGTTTAGTATCCTGATCCCATAGCAATACAGTCATTTATTACCTCCAAAATTAAGCTTCAAAGAATTCACCGAACGCGTTAATACGTTCTCCATTTTCGACATTACCACAAGCAACATAACGTCGTTCACCGCTAGTAGCCCCAATATAAGACAACCAACGATATCCGTCAGCATCCATCCAAGAATCATAAATAAATGATGTCTCAGGAGTATACATATCTACAATTTGTGCAGATACATGTGGTGCGACACGAACATTAATACCAGCAACTTTAACAACAAATTTACCAATTTCTTGATTTACTACAACCTCATCTTTAGGAGTTTCAGGTTGAGGAGCAATTACTGGTTCTTCTTGTGCAACATCATTATAAGGTGGGTAGAACCAACCAACAATACCAGTGAAATCACGAGTATTGTATCTTGCTGGGGCGCCGTTATACAGAGCATCCCAATTTCCATCGATATTTTGTTCGATAGTAGAGATTGTATAACCATCAGAATCTTCAATAACAAGACCCGTATGCCCATATCCATGTTCAGCAACAGCCATTACAAAAATAGCACCCGCACGAGGGTTGACACCAACAGCATCATAGACAACTTCATAGCCAAGAGCAGCAGCCGAATCCAAAAGGTCGATAGCATTACCCCATAAGATTTTTCCAAAGTAAATTTGTGAAATACTATTAGGTAAATCGACACATTGAGTGCCGTATACACCATCAGCATCGGTACCAATACCTTGATCGGCTAAAGACTTAGCATAGTTAATAACTTCTTGAACTGTAGCCATCTATTTCCTTTCTATTCATAAACAATAAAGACCTTATGATATAATCCTGAATTTTTATATTCAATTCTAAAATCCCAATATGTAAAGCATTTTGAAATTTTATCGAATATCTCTTCATCAGAACTCGAGCTTATAATCAATAGCTTATATCCCATGTTAGATATATAGCTAGAATTATTAGCTCTTTTAACATTATAATCCTCTCTACTGACAATACAAGCGGGGTATGTTAATTTTGTATTTTCAGGTGGAGTGAAATACACATTTGGGACGATATTAGTCTTAATTTTCTGTATAAGGGCATCTTTACCTTTCATCATTCATCTCCAAGTTTCTTAGATATAAAATCGAGTAAAGAAAGATACTCGCTTCCTGTATAAACATGAAGAACAGAATCTCTTAATACTATATCGCCTTTTTTGATAATGGTATCATCTTTTGGAATTATAACATTTAAGCTATCATAGGCTTTAATTTTTATTTCATTACTGTCTCGATAAACAGTATCTTCAATTAGTTTATCCAATTGAGTTTTAATATCAGATAATTCAATATCATCTAAGGTGATGACGACCCGAGGAGGATAAGGACGGATAGTAGCAACCTTATATAATGTTCCCATATATAGAATATGAGATATACGATTAATCCTATCCGTAGAATCATTAGGTAACAATATATCGAATTTTAGCTCACTTTTTAGATTTTGATTTATTGTACTTTTATCTTCTTCGGTAAATGTTTTAGATGATATTTTAGCTAAAACCATAGGCGAAACACTATATTGATAGTTATACTCACCTGGAGAAAACTCAACTGTTTCTTTTGATCGATAGATTAGTCTAATACCCGTCTTAGTCATTTTCCTCCTTTAGACCAAACGTACTAGGCTTGGTCTTCAGCTTTTTTCTTAGGTTTCTTTGGTGTACCAGATGATTCTTCTACTGTTCCCAGCTTCTTATCATCTTCAGTCATGTCGATACCATTTACGGTAGGATCATAATGTACAGCGCGGCTTCCTACGCCTTTAGCTTCAGTTGGATCTGTTTGAACAGTCCATGTTGGTTTAGCCTTAAGACCTGTTGGATCGAAATCAAGTGCGCTCAAATCTTCACTTCCTTTATCTGTTACTTTAACCACGATAAATGATTTAGGAGTACGAATAGCTCCAGACAAACGTGCTGACATCAAATATTTATGTTGCATAAAGTCAATGTCGAAGCTTTCGAAGTTAGCGATTTGACCATTCACAGACATACCAAATTGGTAATCAACCAGGTTACCAATAATCATTGTACCAATTGGCATAGCACGATATTCTACTACTTCATCACACATGAAGTATGCGGCAATGTTTGCATTTCCTGGTACTTGGTTGTTATCCATTGATGGGGCATATAGGTAGCGACCATTCTTATCTTTCAATGTCTTCAGTTTAGCTAAGTCAAACGGATTAATGTAAAGACATGGTTTTCCAGAACCTTGGTAAGCAGGAATTGCTTTTTGAACAACTTCGTCCACTACAGTTTCAAATGATGCAGCAGTTACATTAATAACATACAAAGGATGATCTGAAATGATAGGACGTACATGACGTTCGCTAATCTTATCAGGATTACGTTTACCATCTTTCAAAGTAAGAGGGCGACCATCCGACAAGAATGCGGCACGAACAATTTCTTCTTTAAATTTAGCATTTTGAACTTGTTGAATGAAATTAACAGCAGCGAAACCGCCATCTTTCAAATCAATAAGATCATCATGGTCGATGCTTTCCCGACGGATTACACTACCTGGAGTAGTTTCACGGAAGAATACTTCTTCAATTGAGTTAAGAGTTTGGTTACCCTTGATGTAACCACGGGCACGAGCGTCTTCTTCAGTAAGGTTCGCAAAGATGTTTTTAACACGAGGAAGTGGTGATTTACCGAATTGCCCCATGATTTTGTCAATATTTTGAGCACCTGGGTTGTAGACATTGATGTCATTTGCAGTTTGAGTATTAGGGAAGAGGACTTCCATTCCAACCAAACCATGTTGGATAGAGTCTGCTTCAAGAACTCCATTAGCACGCATTACACCGGCTAGTGAAGATGCATTACCTTCAATAGCGCTGTGGACAAGAGTATCCATAGCTTTCATATCTACACCATTGTTGTTACTTCCTTGACCTTGGAAATGATTATGCTTCAAAATATCAGCTCCTTCTTTTTCGAAAATTGATTGTGTTACAGTTTCTTCACTAGAAACTTCAGCTTCAGTAGAATTATCTTCTACAGTTTCTTCGTTATTTTCAGATTCTTCTTGCTCATTTCCAGATTCATCCTCATTTTGAGATTCTTCCTCTTCAATGGCAGCAGAAATATCCCCAATAACACCATTAAGAAGGGTATCGCGTTCTTCTTCGCTTAATCCTTCCAAAATTTCTTCATAGCTACGTTTCATTGATACCTCCGTTTTTTTATCTTCATCAATAGCGGTATGAAGTAAATCTTGTGTTATACCAGTAGTGATAATACCACGATCTCCTTCATATTCTTCATCCCCATAGGCACTATGTAGCATTACATGTTTAATAAGAGCACCAGGGTTTGCTCCTTTAAGAACCAGACTAACTTCATAGATTTCTCCATGAATAACTTCATTCCCGTTCTTTTGAATATTTCGAGCCCCAATAGACATAGCATTCAAATCACCATGTTTCAATAGGATCTTAGTATCTGAAGCATGCTCGGTATCATTTAGATAACCTTCGCCCCATACACCAGAATCCATATGTTTTAAAAGAATATATCCTAAAACATTAGAGGGGCTAGAATAGTCATGTTGCCATACAATAGGTACCTTAGTTCCATCATTTTGGATAAAAGAACCGTGTTTGATAATAACACCGTCAGAACAAAGAATATCGTTCTTCGTTACCCATCCTGAGAAATCAGGTTTATTCTTTCGCAACGAACTACCTCCTTATATTATTTTATACATCCAACGGATTTCCTTCTTCATCTACAGGATTACCATAGGCATCGACATAGCCACCTTTTCCATCCTCATAGATTTGAGGTTCCATTAGGTTTGTATCATTATTATACATACCCATACCCATTAAATCAGTACCAGTTGAGATATTCTTATTAAAGAGCATATCGGCAATCTTACTAGGGTGAGGGGCACGACCTAACATTGATCGAATTTCATTTGAAGTAAAAATAGCATTTCTAGCAAATAAATCAGCAGCAGTTCCAAGTTGCTCAACTGGAAGCATCTTAAACGGATCTCTATAATACTGAATTATATGACCTTGTGTCCTTGCTGTTTTTGTTAGAAATATTCTATTTATACCATCTACAATCGTCTGAAGAACGGGATCCACAGCTCGATGATAATATAAATTCAACTCTGCTTGATTGGCGGTACCTTCTAATATTTTAGAGGAAATGCCAATCTGATTGTAATAATCTTGCTTCAGTTTTCTAATATCATCCACTAAATTAGAAGTAATATTACCACCCGTATGAACGAATTTCTCATTCGCATCCAGAGTAGCAATACCGAATTGACTCTCGGATAGTTCTGCTTCTAACTGCTCTTTACGTTGTTTCGCACGTTCTTTACGAATATCATTTTTTGTAGCATATGGTAGTTGAATAAAACCATTAAGTTTACCAGCAGCAATTGCTTTATCTTGCGAGTACATTAGATCAATCTTTTGTTCCAAAAGTCTAAGAGTGGAATTATGATCTCTCAATAATCCCATTAAAGGTGACTCTAGAATAACAATTGATTGCTTTGATAAAGTAAGATCTTGTTCTAATCCACTTCGATCATTATATACTCGGACACGAACTGCTCTCGGATACCATTCGATAATCTTTCCAACTCTCATAGATAAAATATCATAAGACCCCTCATCATTGGGCCTAACAGTAGTATCGATAGGAACGATAGCTACGACTCCTTCTTCAAGAAGCGACCATGCTACATCATAAATGAAAGCCCTTCCGGTTTGGTCTATATTCGCAGAATTTGTCAAACAGTTAATTAGACCCGATTCAATAGGAGTCTGATTACCATCTTCTTCGTTGATTTTTAGATGTTTAAAATCGACCATTGCAACATCAAGACTTATCATAGAGATAATACTATTTATAAGATCTTGTTGTCTAAATTTATATAAACGAAGACCGCTTGTATTCTGTCCCCATCCAGAGCCTGAAACCAATGATTGATCAAAGTCAAGCCCGTTTCGGGTAGACATAAAAGCGTTCCATGAGCCTAATGGGTTGTTTACCATCTACAAGAAAGCCTCCTTATTATGTTTATAGGCAACCCAAGCATCCATTAAAGCAGCGACATTATCGATTTTTTCATCACTACGCATTTTAGATAATTTATAGTTACCATTGTTATCTTGGATAACAACTGCGTTACCCATAGCATATTTCATTAGTTCCTCGAAGAATATTAAATCTCGAGAAGTTGCCATATTCTTTAATTCCCCAAGAGGAACTGACTCCGTACGAACACCTTGACGAACCACTTCGACACCGACATCGCCGTTATCAAAAACCCAACGATCGACAAACTCCGATGCATTATAGGGGTCATATCCAAAAGATACAACATCCCATCTCATTAGATCAATATACTTTTCAACATCATCATAGATCATTTCCCAATCTAGATAATTTCCAGGCATTACGATTAAAGTACCTTCTGCTTGTAGTTGATCATATTTTGCTTGAGTTGCCGAATTCAGTCTTAAGTATTTAACTTCCGATACATATGACCTCGTCTGTACACCAAAACGCCCCCTACCAAGAGGAATAATCCATGTAAATGCCCAAAAGTCATCACCTTGAGAAGCGTCCATACCCATTGAAACTTCAAAACCTCTAAAGTCTTGACGTCTATGAAGTTCAGTCTCTTCGAAAGTAAAGAAATAAGTAGTACCCTCTACTGGTATACCAAACCGTTTAGCTAGAATATCATTCCTATTAGCAGGAGAGAATTCCGCCCGTTTCACATCACGATGATATGCTTCATAAGATACTGTAATACCAATATTAGGACAAGCTTTCATCCACATATCAGGATTTGGAACTTCTCGTATATCATCAAGACGATAATACCAAATAGAAGTATGAGGGTCTTCGTATTGACCTCTTAATATGTCAAGAAGTTCTTTTTTAATAGAATCCCCAACTGAGTCACGTACGGTACCTTCAGAAGATACAGCTAAGATAATATAATCGTCAATACCATCTTTAGAAGCAGATTGCTCTAAAGCGGCAACAACATCCTCTTTTACATCACCAGATAACCATTCATCGACACTTGCATATTTTGCACGTGAACCTTGAAGTTTTCGAATGGTCATTGGTTTAACTTGTAATATAGAGTTTGTTAATCTATTGATTATGCCATCTTTAGTTACAGCCAATTGTGACTGAGATTTTTGTGTACGTGCTTTATTATGTCCTCTCGTTAAAACTCTAAACAAAGGGAATCCTTCTGTTGCAGAGGCGGCCCTTGTTATAGCTGTAGCAAAAGGATATAAAACTTCTTCAGCTTGTGGCATCGTTGGTGCTGTAGTTACTTGTTGCGTTGAATTAGTATCGATTACCAACCCAAACGCATGGTGTAAAGTAGCATATAGAGATTTAGCGTTACCGCGTGCTACGATTAAGTATTGTTTGTTTCTTAATCTGCGCTTTCTTCTAACTATTTTGAAATTTCCAGTATTTGGATCGTAGACTTTCTCTTCCTTTATTTCAAACCAAGCCAAAAGATCTTCAGCCCAAAGTCTAAAAGTTGGAAGAAGTTTCAGAGGTCGGCCATCCACCAGAGTCATTTCATTTTCACAGAAATCTATAAAACTCTGTATGGCATCTGAATCATAGTAATAGTTTGGATTAGCGATATCCGCATCTATACGGTTCATCTGCATAGATATTTCTCTACATACTGGTATCTCTCCACGCAAGACGGCATCTCGAAATTTACCATATTCTAAAGGAACTGCAGTATTACTTAATACCACTTGGACTCCTTAGATATTATTTCAATCGCGGCAATTTTACACGGTTGCGGGAATCAGCAAGACGTTTTAATTCTTCTTGAAGACCCTTCTTAGTACGTTGCGGCATAGCATCTTTTGGATCTTTAATACCAGCACGTTTATAATCTGAATTAGATTTACCATCGTGCGGATGATTATAAATAATCCCGCCTTTTTTTGTCTTCTTCAAATCTTTTTTACGATCTTCTATACTGCGTTTCAAATTACCTTCTCGATCTTTATCAAAGTAATAATCATCAATAGCATTGATACTACCTTCAACACCATTAATAACGTCATTGACGAGATCTTTCGGGCCCTTCTTCCTCCATTTTTGACCCTTTTTACCATAATGTAAAACTTGGTCTTCAACAGATGGAATATAGACACCGTTTAAGTAATCACCCATACTATCTCCTTGTTTTAAAGTATTCATAACTGTATCTGGAATATAAACATCAACACCTTTAATATTAACACTTTGTTTAATACTAGGTGCTTTTGTTATATTTGTAGGTACATCTTTTATAGCCTTTACCCATTGTTGACTTCTTTGAAAATCTTTGATCCGCTTTTCAGCTTCCGATTTAGGAAGTCCTTTAGCCATGGCTTCTGCTGGTATCTTTGTATAAACATCCAAACCAGCTGAGACTACTTTACCTACAAAAGCTAAACGAGCTTGCTTTTTCTTTTTTAAAGCTTCAGCCCTTGCTTTACCAGGAGCTTCGACCAACGTCTTAAACTTATTCTCAGCTTCTAATCGATTGATCTTAGCTCTTATAGCTTGCGTAGACATTTTCTGTCGATTGTTATACATATTGATAAATTCTTGTTCACGAAGTCGCTCAGCTTCAAGTCTACGCTTTTGTACCATTTTGGCTGTTTCGGCTTTTTCACGTCGGGCTCTTCTTCCGAAGATACCTCCTGTGCTTTTGCCCTTGCCAAATATATGCAGCCCCCACTTCATTCCTTTACGACCGGAATGTTGTAGAGTATTGTTATTCAATTTTTGCAAATTCCACCTCCAATTTGGCTCTAGTTAGGTTTTCATCACGAGCTTCCTTCAAGGTATTTAGAACTGATGCTTGAGGTGGATCATAGGAAATTAAAGCTGAAATACATACAAAAGATCTAACAAAAGTATTTATCTTTGCTCTTTCGACAATCCCATTCTCTAAATCAAGATGACCATATAAGAAATCATCCCAAGTTAAATTAGGTTCAATCATAAGATTTGTATTATGACCTATTCCATTCTGAACCAACACCCCTAAAGCCGAATCAATAGCAACTCCTAATTGCGTTCGTGTCATTCTGTTGGACTCCGGATCGGAATCTTGTAAGACACCGATATAATTTGCCACATCTTCATAGATACGATTCATCCATCTTAACCTACCATAGTTTAGTATCCCCTGGTTTACGTTCCACTACCCATTGTTGATACTCTTTTTTATCGTAATGGATCCGTTTATGGGTATCATCAGAGACTGTAATTAGACCGTCAGGATCGAAACAATTATCAGTCAAGTTTTCAATATCTTCTCTAGTCAAAGGATTCATATGATGAACCGTTACACGTCCAGTTATAAATAATTTATGAACACCTAAATCCTGTTGTAAATCTCTTTTAATAATAGAATCACGACACTGTATCCAGGCCGGTGATTTATAAAACTTATTAGAGATATCTCGGGGTGCCTCATGATGAATACCATGTAGTCTAAGATAATTTAATCTATCTACATAAGAATCGTATTGCATCATTTCTTTATAACTTAGGCGCTTACTTTTCATAAAATTCACCTTCGATGATATCATCATTCTTACCACCCGAATAACCTTGAAACGCCTTGTAAGCTTGTTTGTAATCAAGGTCAGCTTCTTTCTCACTCCTGATAAGATCGATCCTAGCTTGTAATAATTCGGTTTGTAATTCTAATTGTTTTCTTTCCATCTGAGCTTTTGGACTTGCCTGTTGTAACCAATAAACAATTTCAGCAGCAGAAGCAGTACCTTCCTGAAGACGCTTTTCCGATAAATCCATAGCCAAAGCCATCATTTGCTGCTCTCTTTGTTGAGGCGAACGAGCAGGTCTAGAAGATCTTTGTGGAAAATAATCGTTACTAGCTACTTCATTCATATTCTACTCCTCAGACTCAGGCTTTTCCTCATCAGAAGCTTCGGAAGCTTCAACAGCTTCATCAACTGTATTTGGTTCTTCTTCCACCTTTTCCTTTTTCTTATCGACTACTTCTTCATCATCAGAAATAGGTTTGATAATATAAGAGCGATCCATAACATAACCTTCTGCTGTCCGAACCCATCCTTCTTCATGTCCAATTACTTGAAGGACTTCTCCGTATTCAGCTACACGAACAATATTCATATCTGATTGGACTGGAGATTCACGAACATACACACCGCCAGCAGCAATAACTTTATAATTAGTTTGTTCAGGTACCATAATATTTTATCCTACTTTCTTATTTGTTGTTTTGAGTTTGTATATGGTTTTGGATTTCAATAGACCGGTTTAGTAAGACTTTCTACGCTAGCTATTCCTCCTGTATAATAACTAAATACACCAGCCTGTAAAAAGAGTCCAAACTCAGATTGATATATTGTATATCTACAAACCAGCCTGTTAAAATCCAAAACCATTTTGAAAAAAATCGCAACGGTGGAATTTTGGAG